CGTAGCCTTTGCCGGATTGTCGGCATAGTCCATGTGGTGCATCAGCTGGATAGGTATCCCGTTGACGCTCTCGATGGTCTCCGGCTTTGAGAGCTCCTCCGCGCTGCGGTAGCCCTTATAGATGCGCTCAGGATCAAGCCCGAGCGACTGCCAGCCGGGGATCTCGCTCCCGTGGTACGGGGCAACCTGCACACGGGTGAGCGGCGAAATGCTCACGTGCAGGAAGCCGTTGTCGTCATATGTTCTCTTACTCTCAACGTCAAGGGCAACACGCTCGATTGCGTCAGTCATACAGTCCCTCCGGCAGTACCATTCGGGCGACGCACCTGCAATACGGCAGCTCGCCCGGCAGCACATTTTTGCCTACATCAGAGTCATACAGCCCGGTCTTCGTGTCGAAGACCTGACCGTCAAACTTTTTGTGGGTCTGCCGGGAAGTGTACTGCCCCGGCATGTGGACCCATATGCACTTCGTGATACCGAGATCCTCCGCGTTGTCGCGCTGGATCTGCTGGTTCAATTTGTTGGTCTGATCCAGGGCAACACGCTTCGCGCGCTCGGTATCAAACCCCTGTGACGATTCGAGCAGCTTCTCGATGTCGTCAAAATTCACGTTCCGTCCTGCGGACTCGCTCATCATCGCCTGAAGCCTTGCGAGATCCTGAGACGCCATCTTGGTAATCAGCCCGGTGTTGTCCGCGATGTCCTTGGCGAGCCTCTTCGCCGCGGTCGGGCTGATGTACTGACGCTTCAGCAGGGGCACTTTCCACCTCATGTCGATAGCCTTCTCCGACATGCCCGCGGCCTCGAGAGCCTTCTTCTGTGCCGAGGTGGTAGTGCGGTACATCTGCGCGCAGAACCAGCGGGAGACCTTCTCCGCCTCCTCGCCCACCTTGATCATCCAGCGTGCCATGCGCTCGGCGAAGCGGTCAGCGAGGTAGCCGGAGACCGCATCGCCTGCCGCGTCCTGCGCCATGCCGACGGCCTCCGCGTCTTTCCTCATGTCGGCAAGAGCCTCACGGAGGACTTTGCGCAGGACGGCATTCAGGCGCTTCGCGTACTCACGCTGGACGCCCTGATTGCCCGCCACGGCGCGCGCTGTCCTTGGCTTGCTCATTCCTCAGCCTCCGCGTCATTCTTTCCGGCTGCCGGAGCAGGCGCGTTCACCATCATCTCCGCGGCGGGGTTCTCCGGCTCGTCGGTCTCAAAGTCCTGCGGCACTCCGGTGTCCGGCATCTCGTCATCGATGAAGCCGAGGCCGGTGTCGGCGTCAGCCTTTGCCGCCATGCGCGCCTCCTCGGGGCTGATGACCTGACGGTCAAGGAGCGCGCCGAGCGTGTTGACGCGCGTCTGCGCGTTGGCAGCCTTCGCGGTGTCGCTATCAACCCCCAGTGTGTTGAACTCGAAGGTGATTGACGGATCAATCTTGCCCGTCTCCGCGATCTCAATCGCCCTGATGCAGGTCATGATGGCGGAGCGGTAAAGCTCCTGCTTCGTCCTGACATGGTCGTTGTAGTTCCTGATGTCGCTGTCTCCGGTAGCGTTGAAGCCTGACGGAGAGATGCCCAGGAGTTTCACCGCCGGAGTCCTGTTGATTGACGCGATCATCTCAAGGGACTGGCGCACGATGTCGGTACAGCCAGCGATGCTTGTCTGCACGTTGACGATGTCCTCGTCGGTCATATCACAGACTGCCACACTGTCGTTATCGCGGTAGCGCTGGAACATCGACATGTGCGTGTCGAGCGTCTGCACACCGCCCGGAGTCTGCAAAGTCGCGTTGACATCAGTCTTGAAGACGAGGAGCGACACCTTCTTCAGGAGGTTGGCGGTGTAGATGCGGCACTCATTCCAGTGCAGGACGTAATCCCACAAAATCTGCGCCTGCGGTATCCCCAAAAAGTTGTAGCTGGGGCGGAGGAGCACCGGAGGCGGATTGTCGAAAACCGGAATGAGCCTCGATGCGTGTACTTTCTGCCCGAGAACCCACCACCACTTCGGGGTCATGTAGTCAGCTCGGAGCGGATTGCCGGAGTTGTAGTCGCCCGGGGTTACGTTGACGGGGTCGACAAGCACAAAGCTGAGATCCATATTCTGCGACATTTCGGCAGAGAGAGACGAGATCCTGAGCGGAAGCTCGAGATCCGCGCCCTCCACTCCGGTGTCGATGAAGATGAACGCGCCGCCCATATAGCCGACAGTCGCCGCGGCCTTGTGGATCAGGTCTTTGAGGTGGTACTTGTCATTGACCGCGTCCTCAAGAGCCTGCACAGCCTCCGGGGCAGTGCCGTCGCCGCCCTCAATCCTGATCCACTCGCGCGTAATGTCGTCGGCGACGGTCTGCACGCAGGCGCGGATCATGCCGTTCTGCGCAATCTGCTGGAGCGCTCCGTAGCCGATGAAGCTGGTAATCGGGTACTGCCCCATCTCCTGCGCGTGCTGCTGGAGGCTCTCCCAGATGGCAGAGTAGCCTCCGGCGGAGTCAAACGCCATGTCAAGAGCCTCGCGCTCCTCGCGCGGTGCGCCGAGGGTGACAGGCAGAGAGAATGCCTGCCTGACCTTGGCAGGGCTGTCAAAGGCGGCGACAGTCCGGCGCGGGATACGGAGCATGCGCTCAATCTCTGCCGCGTTGGACGCGTTCACGATTGTCTTCTTCGTCCTTCTCGCTGTCGTCATACTCCTGTCCTCAGCATCCTGATGTTTGACGGGTCAATCCTCATCACGCTCCTGCGGCCCGACATCGCGTATCTTGCGGCGTCAGGCGCGTGGGAGAACTCGTGCTCCGGCGTGTCGGTCGGCTGCCCGCTTTTGTCGCGCTTCCACACGTAGTTCATGAAATCGTGGGCAGCAAAGGTGCAGGAGGGGTGGATTACCCACTCGTAGCCCTGCATTGTCCTGATGCCGCCCTGAACGCTGTCGGGGCCCTTGTAGGCCGCCACCGCGTTGATGCCGCACCTGCGCAGTTCCATGATGCTCTTCGGCTCTGCGCTGTCGCAGATGACCTTCTCATGCATGATGCCGAGGTCATGGGCAGCCTCCGCAATCTCCGCGTTGGTGCACCCTGTCGCCGTCCACTCCTTCCAGACGTAAACCTTCCTGTGCTCCTCGTCAACAAGGAGCCCGAGAAGGACGGTCGGGTCGGTGAAGCCGAAATCAAGCCCCCACAGCGGCTGGACGCTCCGGTTCCTGAGCATGGCCTGCGCGTCAAAGTCCTGCACTGACACGCGGTCAAAAATCAGCCCCTCGCTGACTCCCCAGTTGCCGTCACCCTCAATCGCAAACCTTCGCGGATTGTCCTTCCGCATCTCCGCGAAGCGCTCAAGGTCGGCAGGGCTGAGCCACTCGTTGCACCTGTAGGTCGTGGTCTTTGTGAACACGTTCGCGCGCGGCCTGTCGAAGAACTCGCTTTTCAGCCATGAGCGGTCTGACCAGGGGTTGAAGGTCAGCGTAATCTGCGGAGTCAGGCCTTTGGGCATGGTTCCGCGGATTGAGCCGTCAAGCTTCTCGAAGTCGTCCTTGCGCACCTCATAGGCCTCGTCAATCCATACCCAGCACAGCACGCCTTTTGCGACCGTGATGGAGGTGATCTTGAGACCGTCGTCAAGCCCGCGGAACAGGATCTTCTGCCCTGTTGGCTCGTAGGTCAGCTCCATTGGGTTGGTTGTCGCCCGCCAATACTCCGACACGCCGAGGCGGTCAATCGCCCAGCGGAGCTGCGCGAAGCAGGAGTCCTTGAGCGTCCTGCCGTAGCGCCTGACCACAAGCAGGTTGGCGGCAGGCTTCGCCATCATGTTCACGATGTACCACATCGCCGCGGTGGTGGACTTCTTCGAGGCACGCGAGCCCTTGACGACACGGTAGCGCTGAGAGGCCTGCCAGAAGTCGGCATAGCCCCTGCCTACAATGTCGGAAAGCCTGACCTGCCTCAGCGCCATATCAGTCCTTCAGGTCGTTGATGATCTGAATTTGAATAGGGCCGCTGGAGGTCAGGTCAATCTGCTGCTTGTCAGACCATCTCTCACGGCACCTGCACTTAAGCCAGTAAATCGTCGCGGCAACGCACTCGCCGGATTTGGCCATGTTGAACAGCGTGTTCTCAACGACTTCATTGGACATTTCCTGACCTTTTTTTATCGCCTCACGGAATTCTTTGCTTTCCCGTTTCCTGCTGTAAATCGTGTCATCACTGACTCCCAGCGCGGCGGCCATCTGAGCAACAGTCTTGCCCTCTGATGCCAGCTGAGTAACCTTAGCAAGGTCAATCTCAATCTTAGGCTTGGTGATCATTGCTCACCTCCCTGTATCTGCTTCTCTGCCTGCTGACCGCAAGCGCGGCAGAGCACGCTATGGCCAGCACAAAATAAAGCCATGCGTAGCCATGCCATGCAAACGCGCCGCAAATCAGCGCCTCTGAGCCATAGCGCAGGACCGCCTTCATCATGACTCACTGCCTCCCAGTTTCTTCCTCGCGAGGGAAACAGCAAAATCAGACAGCCTGCCTGCGCCGAGGTACCCGAATGTGAAGGCGACGGCAACCCCGTCGCCATGCGTGAAGAGTTCCGGGAAATGGTTCCCTGCCACAATGCAGACAGCCACAGCCCCAGCGGCGCAGATGATGGCATCCAGTATGCGGAGCCTGACAGTCGGTGGAACATTGGCTATTGTCGAACGGCAGAGTGCCACAATGAGCGCAATCACCCCGGCAGCGCAGTACGGCAGAAGAGCGTGAAAGTCGTCCATTCCGGAACTCCAAAATCTCAGGCTGGATCAGCCTGTCAGTATTATATCAAACACCAGCGCTGTCAAACGGTCATAGTGATTTAATTTTTACAAGTCATGCATCCGCGTACCACCATACGGCAACGTCAACCCCCGGCCCGTACCCTTCCTCAGCATTCTGCCAGTCCTTGCCCGCCACGAGCGAGACAACCTGCGAGTCATCCGTGAATACTGTTCCGTTGAGCGCGTCGAGAACGGCCTTGACCACATTGTCCAGGTCAGGCTTCCCCGGCATGATATCGCCGTTGAGCATTGCATCCAGCTCACCAGCCAGCTTCGTTCCGGCCTTATGGCTCCTAAGGCTGCCATCCGAGGCGAGGTGCCTCTTCGGAATGGCGTACCTTGCCGCGATTGAGACATAGACCGGAAGCTCCGTAACAGCCAGTCCCTGCCGTTCCATCTCCTCTCCCGCCAGCTTCCTGACCATAGCTTCGTACTTTCTCGTGCCTGCCGGAGTGTAGGCATGCGCGAACCCGTTTCTTGATGACAGCCTCGGCCTGCCCTTTCCAACCGGCTCGCCGGGCACTGTAAAACTGATTTCATTTTTGACCGCCATGAAAACTCCTGAATATGTATGTACAAAATTTTTAACCATCTGACTGCCGCCCACGATCATAGGGGCGGGTGCACGTACACCACCTCTGGGATCATAGGGCCCATTAAAAGCCCTTATGATCCCGGAGGTGCGTGCACGGCGCGTGAGCGAAGCGAAACGATCATAGGAATTATCTATAAGCCCTATGATCGGATCGTTTGGTCATTTTTTGTGATACAGTTCACATTTTTATCTCAAACGATCATAGGGGAAAAATCCCTATGATCGCGAATTATGACCAAACGATCATAGGGAAAATTTCTCCTATGATCTTTTCCTCCACTGAAACGATCATAGGGAAAATTTCTCCTATGATCGTTTCTAAAAAATTCCTCCCCGAATACCTGAAAGCCTGATACCTGACTTATTCTGCCATAAAATTCAGTGTGTACTATTTCTGTTCATCGGTTCCGTTTTTCTGAGGATCTCCTATGAAAGTAATGTCCCCCCTCACATTCTGCCAGTCATTGGTATGGTTCTTCAGGAACTTCCTGACAGCGGGTTCCTTGACTCCCAGTTCTGCCGCAACCTCGTCAATATGGAAGGTATCCCGGTCATGGAACTTTATCATCAGCGAGCCAAAAGCCTCCTCCATGCGGTATTCGGTAACCTCTTTTTCTCTCTTGCCGGACTTTGCGAGATTAGTCTCTTCCTCACCGTCAGCGTATGCTCCTGCCAGTTCGCCGTGAATATCAATTACATGGCAGGGATAGTCAAACCATAAACTGACAGGCTCGGGAGATGCGAACTCACGCAGTGAGAACTCCATGCGGAATGCCGGACCGTGCTCGATACCGTCTCCGCTGATAGTCTCGCCCCATGCCATAGGCTTGTCTCCGGCAGGCTTGTTGAGTTCGATAAAGTCAACCAGCGCGTCCGGATCTCTTGCGAACACGCCTGAGCCTGATGCCCTGTCCTGAGCTTTCTTCTGTCCCTGTGCCCCCTTTGAGTGGTGATGGCAGTAGATTGCGGCACAGCCTACGCTCTGGCACAGTTTGTCAAACTGGTTGCAGAAGTGCCCCATATCCGAGGCGTTGTTTTCGTCTCCGGTAATGACCTTGTAGATAGGATCAACGATGACAGCCTTGTACCCCTGGTCTTTTATCGCATCAATCAGCTGGGGAACGAGGTCATCAAGCGGCTTGGCCTGTCCCCTGAGCGGAAGCACCTGAATATTACCGGCATGCCAATTGTCTTTGGTAAATCCGAGTTTCTTGTAGATGTCAATAAAACGGTGCTCGCAGGTTGCCTCGTCAATCTCGAGGTTGACATAGAGCACCTTGCACTGCTCACATTCAAATCCCATCCATGAC